TGGCTCAACGGGTGTCATGACCTGGACGGTCAGGCCATCCTTGGTCAGTCGATCATTCAGCGGGAACAACGCCGCAAGCTCGTCAGCCAGGCTGTCACCGGCAAAAGTGCTCTTACCTGCGGGTGTGACGATCGTCACCTGAAACACGCCCGTGTAAAGCCGATGGGCACCTGCAAGATCAAGACTGTCGACCGCGGCCGGAAGAGTGAATGCGCGGAAGTAGGACTCATCTACCAACGGCTCAAACCCGTCGTTCTGCCGAGCTACACGCAACGCAGGAGACTTTGCTTTTGCCCACTTAACGAGGCGCCCCTCAAACAGCACGCGAATGATGGAGTGGCTCATACCTGGTTATTCCTGATGGCTTCATCGACGATTTGCTGGAAGCGAGCCAGGGTGATCCGGACCATACCGCCTGGAGCCTGGGTCGAATGGCCGTATTCTAGGGCGATCGCGTACGGCAGGTTGTTCACGATATAGGCCGTCTGCCCGGCAGTCAGGGACTTCACCTGCGCCCTAAGGGCCGCGATGGTCACGTTGCCGCTCGGGTCGACCTGATCAAGCACCCCCTCGGCCGGGGCATCAATGGAGAACTGCCAGTTCCCCCGGAAGCGACCACCGACGTAGTCCTTTCCAGCGACCAGACCGTTCACGTTGAAGTTCTGGTCGCGCTCGGTCTTGGTCAGAGGCTTGGCGTACTTGACACCCCGCCGCAGATTGCCAGCCTTCGTGAAGTTGGACTCGTTGAGGTTGACCAGCGTGTTGCGCACGGCGACCTTGAAGTCATAGTCGTCGGCCGCCCGGGTATTCGACTGACGGTGAGCAATGTTCGCTGCCCAGATCTCGGGGTTACCGACCGGAGACATCCGAATCACGCTGCTGCCGATCTCGATCACGATTTCGCGGATGGTTGCGTCGATACCGGCCTGCGCGCGCTCGGCGAAGTCGCGGATATTCTCGGCGAAGCTGCCGTTCATACCTGCGTAGCGGTTCGTCATGACCGTACCTGTAGCTCATACAGGATCGGCGTACCGGCTGGGTTGACCCCCTTCAGCGGAGGAACGATTGACCAGGTACGACCTTGGACGATCACCTTATTCAGCAGTCCCGGCACCCACTCCAGCCCTTTCGCGGCGATCTTGAGTTTCTTATCGCCCTGCTTGATCAGGCTGTTGTTCTGGAATTCTTGGCCTGTGAAGTCGATCAGGATGCCCTGAGCCGTCTGCTCCGTGGTTATTTCTGGGGGCTTATCGCTCTGATCCGGGTCCCATTCACCAACTTCAGTTTTGCGAATGATCACGGGCTGGCCGTACTGCTCAATTAACCTCAACGCAACAGCTTGCATCCTCGGATAGAACGACATTTTCAGCCTCGCATAGTGTTGCCGCTTTTTTATTTGCGGCCGCCGCCTTTTGCGCGACCCTCATTCTTTCTATCGTTTCTGGCGAGTGCTTCTTTCCCTTCATTCCTACATGGGACTCCTTTAGCTTTTGCTTGTGAGCCTCCGAAAGAGGAATCCCTTTTTTTGCAATAGAAAGAAGTTTCTTGGTCTCAGCAGACAAAACCTTTCCGGAGTTTCCGGCACCGATCTTGTCCTTATGTTCTTGGCTCAGGGTCTTTCCACTCTGAGCCAAGGAGTTCTTTTTCCTATGCTCCTCGGAGTGACGCCTTCCAATATGGGCAATGGATATTTTCATCCTCGCCTCCTGGCTTTGCGCCTTGCCTCGCCCTGCGATTGAAAGTTTAAGTCTGTGCTCCTGACTGAACGGGATCCCCTTGATGGCTGCAAGCCTTTTCGCAATTGATTCTGGAGGCTGCTTCTTTCCGGTATTGGCTGCAGAAATTTTGGCCCTTGTTTCATCACTGACCAGATGCCCTGTCAGTGCCGCCGACCGCTTGGCGATGACCTCCGGCGATTGCTTTTGTCCTCTTCTGGCTTCGGCGAGCCTCTCGATGTTTTCGACTGAGAAAGGCCGTCCAATGGCGGCAGCCTTTATTTTATCTCGTGTTTCTTGGCTGTGTTTTCGGCCGAGGCAGCTACCGGCGATTGGCAGGATATTGAAACCGGAAGCAACAACCTCAAGCTTATCCATCCAGTGCTGCTCCCGAGTAATCAGGTCGCATAGCGACTCAACATGCTCGAGAATTACGAACCTGAATTGATCCGATCCATATTTATTCCAGGCTCGCTGGAGTTTGCTGTTTTTGTGTCTGCCGAGCGCCAAATCTCGCCTGTGCTCAGTCCATCGCTTACGAATGCTGACAGCGCTACCGACGTACCGCTTCCCGCTGATAACGTTCTGTATGGCGTAGATACCGCTTGCCGGTGACAGTGCTTCGGTAGTCATTACTCGCCTCTGGGCAGGTTTGCATGATTGGGGCAACCGACATATCAATGCTTAGTCGCTCCAGCCATTCTACAAGTTACTGTATGCATGGACAGCACTTGCTACCACGCATTCGCAAGTGCATTCATGGTCACACCCTTACGGCAAAGAGCCCCCGTTTGGCCAGGTAATCGGCGAACTGGGTTCGGCTCGGGCGGTCTGGTGCAGCCGGAAGAAGCCTGTCGCTGCTTTTGCTTATCGGCGCATATTCGACGTCAACCGCACCTTCAACTCGCTCACGAATCACAGCCCCTTGACGCTTCTCCACCGGGTCAATGTCGTCCTGATGGATTTCGGCAGCCAAGGCCATCTGCCCGTACTGGATCCGCGCCGGCAGGTAGTTATTCGGCTTGATCTCGTGGTCAAGCAGCACTTCCCGGCGCGGCCAGGACAGGCCCTGCTCACTATTGGTCTTGCGCCCCTTCCAGGTCATGCCATCCATAGCCAGGGCGGCCCGGCGCAGCAACGCTTCCTGCTCGGGAACGCCTGGGGGGATGACCGTGCCGAATTTGACGGCATATCGAGTTAAATCCTCGGCGCTCGCGTAGCTTTCGGCTTCTGGCTTTCCGGTGCCGTCCTCGATGATGAGTGTCATGCGTTAACTCACTGGAATGGTTTGAGATTGGCCGCCGTGTCATCGACAGCCAGCAGTATTAGGCCTTGGACAGATCAGCTACGAGCTTTTCCAAGGATTCTTTCGAGGCGTTGGCCCGGTACTGGATATTGGCCTCGTCCAGCTTGGCCTTCAGCGCCGCGATTTCACCGGCCTCATCAGACGGCGGCGTAATCGAGACCTTCTTCAGCGTCTCGATCTCTTCGCGCAGCCCGTCAACAGTAAGGAGCAGGCCGTCACGCTCAGTGGTCAGCTCTCCAACCGAAGCATGGATGGTGCCCAGCACTTCAAACAAGCGCAATGCCAAGTCACCAGACTCTGGACGGTGGATTTCGCCAGCCTCCAGGCCGTCGACCATCAGAACCATTGCTTCACTCTCGCCCTGCAGATCGGCAAGCAACTTGGACAGTTCGCCAGATGCGATCGCCTGCGCGCCGAAAACAACAGGCGCCGGCAACTCGACAACCTCAACGTCGACACCGGCATCTTCGTACGCCGTGACGATCTCGGGATAGTCACCTACCACGGTCACTGCGGTTGCGTCGCGCTCAACGCTACGGAATAGCCCTGGGACGCGGTAGCGCTTGCCCGGCTCAAAGCCATCAAGCTGGTTCGTATAAACGAGTTCCATCGTAATCTCCGTAGCGGCCATTGCTGGCCGCTTCCTGGGGCGGTTATCAGCCGCCAACCGGTGGGGTGGTGGTGAGGTTGATCATTACTCCGGCAGTGACCTTGTTGCTGTCAGAGTGCTTGACCCAGTTAGCAGCAGAGCCAACGGCCGCCAGGGTTGGGTTGGTGCCACCGGTGGACTCCTTCCAGCTGTAGCCCAGCACGTCGATGTTGACGGTACCTTCGGCGCGGTAGCCGATAGCCAGGTTTTCCTCATCGTTGACGTCGTACGAGCGGAAGCCGGGGGCCTGGGACTCGGTGATGACCACGGCGTTCGGCAGCAAGCCGAAGATGGCGTCCACTGGCGCCTTGTCAGTCACCAACACTGGCTTGCCAAGAGTGCCAGGCAGGCCGCCGTAGATCACGACGCCGGCTTCTTCGTAGACCTTGTTCGCAATCGCCTCATCA